AGGGGGACGATCCCTGTAATGGATGTTTCGGGGCGGCGGAGAATGCCTGCCAGAAGTGTAAAAAGAAGAAAGTGAATACGAATGTTACAGGGCGTTCTGCGGATGATCTGCGTGAACGCTTAAATTTTATCAAAAAATATATCTGAGGAGGATACGGATTATGACGATTCAGGAATTAATGGAGAAGAGAGCTAAGGTTTGGGAAGCTGCAAAGAATTTTGTGGATACCCATGAGAATGAAAACGGGGTGCTGTCTGCGGAGGACAGTGCAACCTATGAGAGAATGGAAGCGGAGATTGAGGATCTGACAAAGGCGATTGACCGCCACCGCAAGGCTGAGGAAATGGAAAAGAACCTGAACCAGCCGGTAAACCAGCCGCTGACCGGGAAGCCTTATGCAGGCGGCCAGGGTGAGCCAAAGACAGGACGTGCTTCTGATGAATACCGCAGGGCAATGCTGAATGCACTGAGAAGCAACTTCCGCCAGGTTTCCAATACCCTTCAGGAGGGCGTGGATGCCGACGGCGGTTATCTGGTTCCGGAAGAGTATGACAGAAGACTGGTTGATGTTCTGAATGAAGAGAATATCATGCGCCGTCTTGCCACAAGGATCGTGACTTCCGGGGAGCATAAGATCAATATTGCGGCTACCAAGCCGGCGGCAAGCTGGATCGAGGAAGGCGGGGCACTGACTTTTGGGGATGCGACTTTTGACCAGAAGATCCTGGATGCACATAAGCTTCATGTGGCAATCAAGGTAACTGAGGAACTGCTTTATGACAATGCCTTTAATCTGGAAAATTACATCATTGTCCAGTTTGGAAAGGCACTTGCCAATGCGGAAGAGGATGCTTTCCTGAACGGAAACGGAACAGGGAAACCGACCGGTATTTTTGACGGAACAGGCGGAGGGCATCTGCTGAATACACTGGCTGCAGCTTTGAAATCAGATGACATGCTGGATCTGGTGTATGGCCTGAAACGTCCGTACCGTAAAAATGCATCCTTTATCATGAATGATGCAACACTGCCTTCCCTTAGAAAGCTGAAGGACAATAACGGTGCTTATATCTGGCAGCCGGCTTACCAGGCAGGAGAACCGGACAGGATTCTGGGATATAAGGTGGAGACTTCTGCCTATGCACCGAAGGATGGCATCGCTTTTGGGGATTACAGCTATTACAACATTGGAGACCGTGGAAACAGATCCTTTAAGCAGCTGAATGAACTGTTTGCAGGCAACGGAATGATCGGTTTTGTTGCAAAGGAACGTGTGGACGGAAAACTGGTTCTTCCGGAAGCCGTGCAGATTATGAAACTGAAGGCAGACTGATTTTTTGAATAAGGGGACCGGCAGGAGAAGTACAGGCCTGCTGGTTCTGGTTTGAGGTGATGCAGTTGGCAGTGACAGTGGATGAGATGAAGAATTACCTGCGTGTGGATTTTGACGATGATGATGTGCTGCTTTCTGATCTGATCGAGCAGGGGCAGCAGATCTGCATGGATGTGGCAAGGATCACGGATGAAGATGAGTTTGAAGATCTGCAGGGGACGAAGATTGCCGTGCAGTATGCGGCTGCCTATCTGTATGAACACAGGGAGGAAGCGGATCACCATCAGCTGGTGATGGATCTGCGGAGCCTGCTGTTTGGAGTAAGAAAACCGGGATTCTGAGGTGGTTGGTTTGAATATTGCATTGATGAATGAAAAGGTGATTTTTCAGAAATGTTCTGTTGTAAAGGACGGGATCGGAAATCACAGGAATGAGTGGACAGAGGATTACTGCTGTTTTGCTACAATAGGCGGTGAGGGGCTTGCCAGTTCCAGGGAAGCGGAAACCGCAGGGACTGTGGTGGAAGATGTGGGAATGACTGTGACGGTGCGGTACTGTAAAAAGACTGCAGGTATCCGGTCTGTTACCCACAGGATCCTGTTTCGGGATCAGGTGTATGACATTGTAAGTGTGGATCATCTGAATTATAAGAAGAAGTGTCTGAAATTCACATGCAGGAAGGTCCGGAGGTGAGACATGGCAGGAGACAGATGTACAGTCAGCCAGATGGCAGATGTGATCATGGAAGGGTTGGAAGAGTACGCACAGCTTGCGGCGGATGATATGAAAAAAGCAGTGAAGAAGGCAGGCGCACAGGCGAGAAAAGACATCCAGGAAAATGCCCCTGTGAAGACCGGTGCTTATGCAAAGAGCTGGGCGGCGAAGACTACGAAGGAAACTGCCAATGCGATGGAAATCGTGGTGTATTCCAGGAACAGGTACCAGCTGGCCCATCTGCTGGAGTTCGGCCATGCGCTGAGAAAAGGCGGCAGGACAAGGGCGTTTCCCCATATTGCGCCTGCTGAGGAAAGGGCTGCGCAGACTCTGGAACGGGAAGTGGAGAAGGCACTGAGGTGATCAGGAGGTGAAAGCATATGACACTGGAAGAACTGGCAGGGATGCTGGAAAAGACTGGTTTTCCTTTCGCTTATGACCATTTTGCGGAAGGGGAAAGCCCGAATCCGCCGTTTATCTGCTATCTGCTTCCTGGCAGTGATAATTTTGCGGCAGACGGACGGGTATACTTCCGGATCAGTGAAGTAAGGATAGAGCTATACACGGACCGGAAGGATCCCGGGGCAGAAACTCTGGTGGAAACAGTTCTGGATGATGCCGGGATTTTTTATAATAAGTCGGAGGTCTGGATCCAGAGCGAAAAGCTGTATGAGGTGCTGTACAGTATGGAACTGTAATGATTTGTTAAATGATGGAGGGATAATATGTCTGATAAGAATAACAAGGTGAAGTATAATCTGAAAAATGCGCATTACGCTTTACTGACGATCGGGGAGGACGGGGCGGTGTCCTATGCAGCGCCGGTGCCGCTTCCGGGGTCCGTATCACTGTCCCTGGATGCCAACGGGGAGCCGGAGAATTTTTATGCGGATGGCATTGCGTATTATGTGATCAACAACAATATGGGCTATGACGGGGATCTGGAGCTTGCACTGATTCCGGAGAGCTTCCGGACGGATGTGCTGAGAGAGAAGCTGGATTCCAAGGGAGTTCTGATTGAAAACTCGGATGCGGAACTGGCACTGTTTGCTCTGCTTTTTGAGTTCGACGGGGATGTGCGGCATATCCGCCATGTGATGTATAACTGTTCGGCTTCCCGTCCGAAGATCGAGGGCAAGACCAATGAGGAGAAGAAGGAAGTGCAGACGGAAACACTGACTATCAAGGCCACGCCATTGTCGGATGGAAAGGTGAAGGCAAAGACAGGGAATACTACTGATGCAACTGTTTATGCAGACTGGTACAAGTCGGTGTATCTGCCGGCGGCGGATCCGGCTTCTTTGCAGGCTTCTGATAGTGGAAAGTCTGTAGTGAATGCTGCAGGAAATGGAAAAGCACTGAGATGAGGGGGATTCAGATATGAGCATGATGAAGAAGATTGAGATTGACGGGAAGGCAGTTGCTTTTAAGGCATCTGCTGCCATTCCGCGTATTTACAGGATTAAGTTCCAGAGGGATATCTACAAGGATTTATCTGTGTTGGAAAAGAGTATTGGGGACGGGGATCCGGAAAAGTCTTCCCTGGATCTGTTTTCCCTTGAGATGTTTGAGAACATTGCATATGTGATGGCAAAGCATGCGGATCCGTCGATTCCGGATAATCCGGAGGAATGGCTGGATGAGTTTAACACGTTCAGTATCTATCAGGTTCTGCCAAAGCTGATCGAGCTGTGGGGAATGAACATCAGGACGGATGTGGAGGCTAAAAAAAACTTCATGCAACAGACCGTGAAATGACAACTCCCCTGTTTCTTCTCCGGTGTGTGCAGCTGGGAATTTCCGTCCGGGATCTGGATCTGCTGACTATCGGGATGGTGAATGATATGTTTGTGGAAAGCAGGAATGATGAGTATAAGGGATGGAGACAGGTTGCCACACAGGAGGATTTCGACAGGTTCTGATCTGATGAAATATGGTGACAGGATGATTCAGAAAGGGTATAATGGTTTTATCAAATCAATATTTACTGAATTAAGTTAATCGTGCCATATGGCTTGATTATAAATACAAAGATAAAAACGCAATGTACATTAAAAATGTATTAGAGCTGGTAGGTAGCCCAGCCGTCCTATGTAAATAGGGTAAGTAACCTGCCCCTCCGGGTTGTCCATTCTTTGTTCATTTTATTTTAGGAGGGATTCTCATGGACAAAGTAAATGGAAAACTGACGGTATATTTTGAAGAACCATTTTGGGTAGGCGTATTTGAGCGTATTGAAGATGGTAAACTATCTGTGGCGAAGGCAACATTTGGTGCAGAACCAAAAGATTACGAAGTACGGGAATATATTCAAAAATACTATTTCAGTTTGAAATTCAGTCCGGCTGTTGAAACTGTTGTAAAGGATATTAAAAGAAATCCGAAACGGATGCAGCGAGAAGCAAAAAAGCAGATGCTGGAAACCGGCATTGGTACAAAATCGCAGCAGGCATTGAAATTACAGCAGGAACAGAACAAACAGGAGCATAAAGAGAAAAGCCGCAAGAAAAAAGAAGCGGAAGAACAGCGAATGTTTGAGTTGAAACAGCAAAAGAAAAGAGAAAAGCATAAGGGACATTAAAGTCCCTTGGGCTTTTCCTCAAATCGGGAATTGATGAAAAACACAGTTGCAACTGTCAGTTGACGAATTTCCATTTCTAAATGGTGGTTATGCAACCAATAGTTTTGCTATTATTTCACCAAACAAGAAAGGAGTCTAACTATGAATATAGCAGATAGAATACAATGTTTGAGAAAAAATAAAGGACTTTCTCAAGAAGAACTTGCGGACAAAGTGGGGGTATCAAGACAAGCAGTTTCAAAATGGGAAAGTGAACAAAGTACACCCGATATAGAAAAAATTATTATCATGAGCGAACTCTTTGAAGTCACAACAGACTATATCCTCAAAGGTATAGAGCCTGTTAGTATGACCAACAAAAAAACAATGTATTCTCTGTATTTGGGATTTGCGCTAATATTTGCAACCATAGCGGGAATTTGGTCTTTTACAGCAAATAGATTTCGCATAGATGAATGTTTTTTCATTGTGATAGCTGGAGCAGTGATAGGGTGTGCCATAGCATTGGTTATTCAAGTGATATTTAATTTATTTAGAAAAGAATAACCCTTGAAGCGACAACTTCAAGTTTTGTTGATAAAAAAATGAAGACGATAATGAAAGCATTTGTCAGGATGGCAGGTGCTTTTTTTGTGCCCGGAGTGATCCGGGTATTTTTGTGCCTTTTTTTATGGGATTTAGGGGGTGAGCCGTATGGCAGGGAACAGAATTAAGGGGATCACTGTCGAGATTGGCGGCGATACCACGAAGCTGCAGACTGCCCTGAAAGGGGTTAATACGGAGATCAGGAATACGCAGAGCCAGCTGAAGGATGTGGAGAAGCTGTTGAAGCTGGATCCGGGGAATACGGAGCTGATCGCGCAGAAGCACAGGCTGCTGGCACAGGCGGTTTCTGAGACCAGGGAGAAGCTGGAGACTTTGAAGACTGCGCAGCAGCAGGCGGATGAGGCACTGCGGAACGGGACAATTTCCCAGCAGCAGTATGACGGGCTCCAGAGGGAGATCGTTGAGACGGAGCAGGAACTGCGGAGACTGGAACAGCAGGCAGAGCAGTCTGCAACTGCTTTGCAGAAGATCGGGGCAACCGGGGAGAAGCTGCAGGCAGTGGGGGATAAGGTCTCCGGTGTGGGACAGAAGCTGCTTCCTGTGACGGGAGTGGTAACAGGGCTTGGAACGGCGGCGGTGAAAACTGCCGCTGATTTTGATTCTGCAATGAGTAAGGTGGCGGCTGTGTCCGGGGCAACGGGATCGGATTTTGACAGCCTCCGGGATAAGGCTAGGGAGATGGGTGCTAAAACGAAGTTCTCTGCGACTGAGGCAGCGGATGCCATGAATTACATGGCGATGGCCGGATGGAAGACGGAGGATATGCTGTCAGGTATTGAAGGCGTTATGTATCTGGCTGCGGCATCCGGGGAAGACCTTGCAACGACTTCTGATATTGTGACGGATGCGCTGACGGCTTTTGGGCTGACTGCAGGGGATTCGGGACATTTTGCAGATGTGCTGGCGGCCGCTTCCAGCAATGCCAATACCAATGTGTCCATGATGGGCGAGACGTTTAAGTACTGTGCGCCGGTTGCAGGGGCTTTGGGATTTTCGGTTGAGGATACGGCAGAAGCGATCGGGCTGATGGGGAATGCGGGTATCAAGGCTTCCCAGGCTGGTACTTCCATGCGTTCCATTATGACCAACCTGACCGGGGATGTGAAGCTGTCGGGTGCGGCGATCGGGGATGTGACCATTGCTACTACGAATGCAGACGGATCCATGAGGAGCCTGTCTGCGATCCTGGCTGACTGCAGGGTGGCTTTTGGCGGAATGACTGAGGCAGAGAAGGCGAACAATGCGGAGGCACTGGTCGGAAAGAATGCCATGTCAGGTTTCCTGGCACTGATGAATGCGGCACCGGAGGATATTGAAAAGGTGTCCGGGGCGGTGAATAACTGCAAGGATGCTGCAAAGAACATGGCGGATACCATGCAGGATAATCTGGAAGGACAGCTGACTATTTTGAAGTCACAGCTTCAGGAGCTGGCGATTTCTTTCGGGGATCTGCTGATGCCTGCGGTGCGGAGTATTGTTTCCGGACTGCAGGGGATGGTGGACGTGCTGAATGCCATGCCGGACGGGGTGAAACGTGTGATCATGATCGTTGCACTTCTGGCTGCGGCTCTGGGTCCTGTGCTGATCATCATAGGCAAGACCCTTTCGGCCATTGGAACGATTATGACATGGGCACCGAAGCTTGCCGGTGCAATCAGTGCGGTGAAGGGTGCTTTTGCTGCACTGAGTGCCACGATGATGGCAAATCCGATCGCCATTGTGATCGCTGCCATTGCAGCCTTAGTGGCGGCTTTTATTTATCTCTGGAATACGAATGAAGAGTTCCGGCAGTTCTGGATCAGGCTGTGGAATGAGATTAAGGAAGTCGCTGTCCAGGTATGGACGGCGGTTTCGCAGTTTCTGGTTTCTGCATGGAACGGGATCCGGAATACGGCGGTGGCTGTATGGAATGGCATCAGGGATTTCTTTTCCGGTCTGTGGGCTGGGATTAAGACGCTGTTCACAACGGTTGTCACTGCAATTTCTACTTTCCTTGTGGGAGCGTGGAATGGGATCAGGGCAACGGTTATGGCGGTGTGGAATGCAATTTCTGCATTTCTGGGTTCTGTCTGGAATGGGATCAGGTCTGTCATTACGAATGTGGTGAACGGGATCCGGACATTTTTGCAGAGTGCATGGAACGGAATTCGGACAGTCATTACTACGGTGATGAATGCAATTCGGACGGTGATCTCTACGGTCTGGAATGGGATCCGGACAATTATTTCTACCGTGCTGAATGGAATCAGGGGTACTGTCAATTCCGTGTGGAATGGAATCAGGAATACCATTTCTTCTGTGGTGAACGGGATTAAGAATACGGTTTCCGGCGCTTTTAATGCCATGTGGTCTGGAATCCGGAGTACGATTTCCGGAATCTATAATACGATCAGGGACGGTCTGGGAAATGCGGTGAATTACATTACGGGTCTTGCGTCTGCCGGATGGCGGTGGGGCGCGGATATCATCAACGGCATTGTGAATGGTATCCGAAGCTGTATTGGTGCAGTTGCCAATGCAGTGACGGATGTGGCGAATACGATCCGTTCCCATCTGCATTTTTCTGTGCCAGATGAAGGGCCTCTGACGGATTTTGAGAGCTGGATGCCGGACTTTATGAGTGGTCTGGCTGAGGGGATTGAGAAGAGCAGGGGTCTGGTGAAGGCGGCTGTGAACAGTGTGGCTGCGGATATGGTGGTTTCGCCGCAGATGGCTGTGGCAGATGGCGGTGTGATGACCGGTACAGGACCATCCGGCGGTGCGGATCTGACGGCTGGTATTGTGGCGGCACTGAAGGATGTGCTGGGTGATCAGAAAGGACAGCAGGGGGATCTGGTGATTCCGGTTTATTTGGGGAATCAGCTGCTGGATGAGGTGATCGTGACAGCACAGCAGAGAATGAGTCTGAGGAGCGGAGGTAGATAGGATGGCTTTTTTTCAGTATCTTGTGTTTGACGGGGAGAACCTGCCGCTTCCGGATTCTTATGAGGTGGAGCTGGAGGATGTGGAAGCGGATTCCGGCGGTGAGACAGAGGCAGGGACGACACAGAGGGATGTGGTGCGGCATGGTGTTGCGCGGATCCCGGTGTCGTTTTCTGTTACGGCGAAGTGGCTTAAGAAGCTGGCTGGGTATGCGAAGATGGATAAGATCAGTGTGCAGTATTTTGATGTGGAGACAGCGGAGCTGAAACTGGCGGAGATGTATGTGACTGGGTATAAGGCGAAGCTGAGGAAAGATACCAGTTATAAGGGGCTGTGGACGGTGAGTTTTACGTTGAAGGAGATGTAGCGAGATGGTATAATGGGAGAATCAAATCGTTGTTTATCAAGCTGTTTAATTTTGAAAATTTCTTTGAAAAACTATTGACTCCTACGTAACGTAATAGTTTAGAGTATGCTTATC